AACGACCGGGACGGCCTCGACACCGCCAACCGGGACTTCGAGAGCGTGGAGTCGCTGCTCGATGAGGCCGGGCGCCAGTCCCGCTTGAAGGGCGGGAGCCTGGTCGCCGCCGGTGGCTGGTGCGCTCCGTCCGAGACGCTGTACGACCTGTGCGGCGGTGAGAGCCTGGACGGGCTCGTGGACATCCCCTCGATCACCGTCCGACGGGGCGGCATCCGGTACACCACCGGGCCGAACTTCTCCGACATCTACACGAACGTCGGGTTCTGTCAGACCGAGGCCCAGGCCATCGCCGGGACACCCAAGACCTGCTACGAGGTCACCTGCCCTCCGTTCGTGGAGGTCCGGCTGGACGCGTGCGGCATCTGCGTCAAGGCCCCGATCCTGACCAACGCCGCCTACCCGGAACTGGTGGACCGCTGGGTCTCCGGCTCCCTGGTCGCGCATCAGCAGAAGATGAACGTCAAGACGATCAACGCGATGGTCGCCGCGCTCTCCCCGGCGGTGACGGCCAACGGCTCCGGCCAGGCCGACTCCATCCTGACCGCCCTCGAACTGGCCGCCGTCGGGCTCCGGTACCAGTGGCGCATCGGGAGCAACGCCGTGCTGGAGGTCGTGCTCCCCGAGTGGGTCAAGCCCGCCATCCGTGGCGACCTGGCCGCCCGCACCGGCGAGGGCACCGACTCGATGAACGTCTCGGACGCCCAGATCGCCGGGTTCTTCGCTGCCCGGAACCTGGCCGTTCAGTTCGTCTACGGCTGGCAGGAGACCGGGTTCCTGACCGGCTGCGTGGTCGAGTACCCGGGCACGGTGGAGGCGATGATCTACCCGGCCGGGACGTTCATCAAGGGCACCGCCGACATCATCAGCCTGGACACCATCTACGACACCACCGACCTGATGACCAACGTCTACACGGCCGTGTTTGTCGAGGAGGCGATCTTGGTCGCCAAGCGGTGCTACGGCGGCTGCCTCCTCACGATCCCGGTGTGCGTGTCGGGTCAGACCGGCGCGGCTGACCGGGCGACCTGCTTCGGCCCCGTCGTTCCGTGAGGTGAGGAGACGACGACGGCAGTAGGAGGTGGCTCGTGAGCGTGATGCCCCTGGAGTACGTGTCGGCTCCGCCGGTGACCCCGGCGAAGTACGGCATCCTGAGCGCGGCCGTGGTGGTCGAGGACAGCGACCCTCACGGCGGGCTCGGGTTCGAGTACCAGCCGGACTGGTGTGGACCCGCTCAGACGACGTACGCCGCGTGTCTCGATCCAACGCCCGGCGGTACGCCCAAGATCGGTGAGGACGGGCTGCCCATCGTGGAGGGCGAGCCGTTCGCCGTCTACCACCTGACCACCTGCCGCACCGTCGGCGCTGGAGACCTGAACGCGAGGGCCCAGACCGCCCTCTCGCTCGGTGAGGGTCGGGCGGTTGAACAGTGGCTCGGCGCCAAACTCGCGGCCGAGGCCGACGACCGGGGCGGCACCTGGACCGCCGAGACGCCCTGGGAGGCGCTGGCCGCCGTGGAGCACTTCATCCACTGCAACTACGGCGGAGTGGGCACCATCCACATGCAGCGAGGCACCGCGTCCGGGCTGCTCACCGGCCGGGCCCTCGACACCGACGGGACGCACCTGACCACCCGGCTCGGGAACATCGTGTCGGCGGGCTGCTACGACGTGTCCTCCGGCGACGTGATCTACGCCACCGGCACCGTCATGCTCCGGCGCGGCCCGACGAAGGTGATCCAGCCGCCACCCGACCTGACCAACGAGGTCGCCGTCCTCGCGGAGCGTCCCTACGCCGGTGGCTGGGAGTGCTTCGCCATCGGGGTGCACGTAGTGGCGGCTCCGTGATGCTGCGGGAGGGCGAGGTGTTCGTGTACGGGCTGACCAAGGACAACGCCCGAGCCCTCCTGGCGGCCGCCGACGAGGTGAAGGCGGACCCGCACTCGGTCAGAGCCATCGACATCGGGTTCATCTGCCCGGAGGTCGTCTACGACGCCGCCACCTCGCTGCACCCGCCGATCATCGAGGGGCTGGCCCCCGATGCAACCTTCTAAGGGAGTGACCGATGTCCACTGCTAGGTGTTTCAGCCTCGTCGGCGGAGTGGTCCTGCGGGTCACGAAGGTTGACCCGTGCGGATTGCCCGTCTACGGCGACTGCTCCTCCGCCACGTCCGACGCGTTCGTGACGCTCACGTTCACCGCCCAGGTCGATGACGGGAACGAAATCGACGTGAAGAACGCGAACGGCAAGACCTGTGTCAACCAGCCTGCGTGCCCGACGTTCAAGGGCTATCAGGTCGAGGGCGAGTTCTGCTCGGTGGACCCGGACCTGTTCGGGCTGATGACCAGCCAAGAGTCGATCCTGTCGGCCATCGACGGCGCCGCCATCGGCTTCGATGTCAAGACCGGGGTGGACGCCTGTGACACCGGGTTCGCGCTGGAGGCGTGGTCGAACATCCCGGGCCAGTCGTGCGGCCCGTCCGGGCGAGTCGCCTACGGCTACCTGCTCCTCCCGTTCCTCCAGGGCGGGATCATCAGCGACTTCACGCTCCAGAACGACGCGGTGAACTTCACCATCGGGAACGCGATGACCAAGAACGGCTCCGGCTGGGGCCAGGGCCCGTATCTGGTGCAGGACGACGGCACCGGGCAGGCGACTTCCCTGGTCACCCCGGTCTCGTCCAAGAGCCACCTCCGGGTGATGCAGACCCTCGTGCCTCCGCCCGAGGTGATCTGCGGGTGTGTCCCGCTGGACGACCCGGCGGCTCCAGTCGTCACGGGCGCCACCGCCGGGTCGCCCGGGACCTGGGAGCCTCAGCCCTCGAACCGTCCCGACAACCTGGCCGCACTCCAGACGCACACCCCGGCGATCACCGCGACCCCGACCACGGCGTGGGCGGCCGAGGAGTTCGTGATCCTGGAGGACGGCTCGGGTGCCACCTGGGACGGCACTGCCTGGGCGGAGTGGACCGAGTAACCACGAGAGGGGCGAGACTCTGAGGGCGGCGGCACTGAGTCGCCGCCCTCACGTCTAGGAGGCGACAGTGACCACCGAGATACCGGAGTTCACCGACCTGTGCGTGCCGGTCGATGTCTCGTGCTGTCAGACGGCGTGGGACGGCTACGACGACGCGGTGAAGGACCGGGCCGTCGCCCTGGCCCAGCAGACGTTCGTGATGCTCACCGGGTTCCGGGTGGGAGGCTGCCCGGCCACGATCCGGCCGTGCCGGAAGTCATGCGTCCCGCCTACGTGGCGGGAGTACCCCGTGGACGGCTTCATGGGCCGAACGGGGGGTGGGCCCTACCCGCGTGGAGGCCAGTGGTTCAACGCCGCCTGTGGCTGCGGAGCGGCCGACTGCTCCTGCTCCACCACCTGCGAGTTGACCCTGCCCGGTGAGGCGTCGGCCATCGAGGAGGTCCGCATCGACGGGCAACCCCTGGACCCGACCCTCTACCGGCTCGACTACGGCAACGTGCTGGTCGCCCTCGGTGGGACCTGCTGGCCGCTGTGCCAGAACATGACCGCCGGGCCCGACGACGACGGCTCGTTCGTGGTCACCTACGCCCGAGGCCCGGCACTGGACGGGCTCGACGCGTTCGCCGTCGGGCTCCTGGCCTGCGAGTTCGCCAAGGCGTGCCAGGGTCAGGACTGTCGGCTCCCGGCCGGGGTGCGTCAGATCAGCCGCCAGGGCGTGACGATGGACCTGCCCGGCGGCACCGAGGCGTTCACCGAGGGGCTGACCGGCATCCGTGAGGTGGACGTGCGGATCATGTTCTGGAACCCGCACGCCCTGACCGTCCCGTCGCAGGTCTACTCCCCCGACGTGAAGCGCGGCGGGAGGCGTACGACGTGGCCGTGACCCAACTCGACACCGGCCCACCCATCGAGGACGAGGCCGCGCTCCCGGTCGCCCTGGCCCTCCTCTCCTGCCTGTGCGATGAGGTGGACAAGAGCCTCGGCGGCGCCGTGTGCCAGTGCACCCTCCTGCCCGGCCTGGAGTCCCCGATGGACTACTGCGACTGCACCGGCTCCGCGTGCGGGATGGCCTGGGTGCGGGTCGATCAGGTGTTCCCCTCCACCCGGTTCCCGGTCGCTGACGTGGCCGCCGGGTGCGACGCCCCGCTGGCCGTCCGCTGCGTGCTCGGGGTGCACCGGTGCGTCCCCGGCATGGACTCCCAGGGCCTCCCACCCGACGCCGCCCAGCAGACGAAGGCGGTCCAGGTCCAGATGTCCGATATGGCTGCGATGCGTCGGGCGATGGACTGCTGCTCCCGGCAGGTGTTCCGGGGCCAGGCGATGCTCCTCGGCTCCTACACGCCGTCGGGGCCCGTCGGGAACTGCGCCGGAGGCTCGTGGCCCGTCACCGTGCAGGTCTGGACCTGATATGCGCCGAGTGAAGGGAGGAGCCTGATGGCCGGGTCCGTGACCGTCACCTACCGGCCGGAGCCCGGCGGCTGGGCCGACTTCGTGAACGGCTCCGAGTACCGGGCCTGGCTCACCCGGCTCGGCAACCGGGTGGTCAACAACGCGAAGGGGAGGTGTCCGGTGGACACCGGGAACCTGCGCTCCTCGATCCGGCTCGACCTGCTCTCGAACGGTGAGGCCGAGGTGAGCGCGAACACCGAGTACGCAGGCTACGTTCACGACGGGACGAGGTACGTCCCGGCCCGCCCCTTCCTGCGCGACGCGCTGACCGAGGAGGTCGGGCGACTGTGAGGAGGCTCCCGTGACACCTGCCGACGTTCCGAAGTTCACCACCCCGACCAAACAGCGCAAGACCCTCGCCGTGGACCTGGACGGGGTGATCCTGCACGCCGTCAAGCCGAAGGCCGCGCTGATGGTCAACCTCGCCCAGTTGACCGAGGGCACCGACGCGGAGCAGGCGTCCATCGTCAACCAGTTCATCGACATCGTGTTCGACGGGGACGCCGCCGAACACATCCACAACCGCCTGGAGGACCCTGACGACGACCTCGACATTGACGACCTCGGACCCCTGGTGGAGTGGCTGAGCGGAGAGTTCGCCGCCCGCCCTACTGGGTCGCCGCCCGCATCTACGGCTCGGCGGCGGGCAATCTCGAAGCGTTCGACGGGTGGTGTGGCCTCCACGGGGTGAACCCCTGGCGACTCCCCGTGGACCGGTTCTGCAACGCGTATACATGGTGGCTCCGTGAGCACCTGGAGGAGAAGGATTGGAGGCAGTTCGAGACCATGCTCAACGCACCGCCCGAGTCGGGCACCGCCGTGCTCTCGGCTGGCTCCTCGTTCCTGTCACTGATGCAAGGCACCACCGGCGCTGAGGGGGTGGAGTCCGGGTGAGCGAGGTCGTAGGCGAGGCCACAGTCAAACTCCGCACCGACACCAGCCAGGCCGAGTCGGACGCCTCCAGCGCGGGCAAGAAGTCAGGTGGCGCCTACTCCAGCGGGTTCAAGGGCGCGATCAAGGGGATCGGCGCTGCCATCGCGGTGACGTTCGCGGCCAGCAAGGCGGTGGACTTCCTCAAAGACTCGGTGACTGCCGCCCGGGAGAGCGCGAAGGTCAACAACACGACCATCGCCACCCTCCGAGCCACGAAGGGCGCCTCCGGGGAGACCGCCAAGTCGATTGCTGACCTGGCGGGCAAGATGTCGATGAAAACCGGCGTCGATGACGAGGTGATCCAGTCCGGCGAGAACGTGTTGCTCACGTTCAAGGCCATCCGCAACGAGGCCGGGCGCGGGAACGACGCGTTCAACCGGGCGACCCAGGCGGCCGTGGACCTCTCGGCGGCCGGGTTCGGCTCCGTGCAGTCGGCCTCGGTGATGATGGGCAAGGCCCTCAACGACCCGATCAAGGGCATGACCGCTCTCCAGCGGGTCGGTGTGACGCTGACCGAGGGCCAGAAGAAGCAGGTCAAGTCCCTCCAGGAGTCGGGCGACATCCTGGGCGCCCAGAAGATCATCCTCAAAGCGGTCGAAGGTCAGGTCGGAGGGGTCGCGGCGGCGACCGCCACGGCTGGGGATAAGGCCAAGATCGTGTGGGGGAACATCCAGGAGCAGATCGGCGGCGCCCTCCTGCCGGTGCTGGACGACCTGGCCTCGTTCTTCGTGGACACCCTGGCCCCGGCTCTCGGCCCGGTGCTGGACTCGTTCAGCGGCTTCGGGGACACCCTGGGGAACATCGACTTCGGGCCCATCCTGAAACGGCTCCAGCCGCTCCTGGAGACGATCAAGGGCTTCGCTACCGACGTGGGTGACGCCGCCCGGATCGCGGGCCCGGCGCTGCTCTCCATCTGGGCTGGCATCCAACCCCTGGTGGGGCCTGCCCTCTCCCTGGCCGTGGACGCGCTCGGCAAGGCGTTCGGCCTGCTCGGGCCCGCCATCGTGGTCGTGGCGACCGCCCTGGCGAGCACCGTCTCGTTCATCCAGCAGAACTCGCTGCTGTTCGAGGCCCTCGCCCTGGTCATCGGAGCCCTCCTGCTGCCGATGCTGGTCAGCATGGCCGTCCAGGTGGCCCTCACCGCCGCGCTCTACGTCGCGTCGTGGGTGTTCATGGCGGTGCAGTCCATGATCAACGCGGTGAAGATGGCCGCCGCCTGGCTGATCGCCCTGGGACCGGTCGGACTGGTCATCGCCATCATCATCGGACTGATCGCCGTGTTCGTGCTCCTGTGGAAGAAGAGCGACGCCTTCCGGGGGTTCTTCGTGGGGCTCTGGGGAAAGATCACCGCCGCCGCGAAGGGCGCATGGGACTGGATCAAGAAGAACTGGCCGATGCTCCTGGCCGTGCTGCTCGGCCCCATCGCCATCGCCACCGTCCTCATCATCAAGAACTGGGACAAGATCAAAAAGGGGTTCTCGGCCGCCTGGTCGTTCATCAAGAGCACCGCCGGGAAGATCGTCGGCTACATCACCGCTCCAGTGCAGTCGGCCGTCACGGCGGTGGGTCGGGCGTGGGACCACATCAAGACCCTGACCTCGAACCTGATCACGAGCATCGCTCACTTCTTCTCCGGGCTGCCTGCCAAGATCGGCAGCGGGCTCTCCTCCCTGGCCGGGGTGTTCACCCGGGCGTTCGACTCGCTGCGCCGGGCCGGGGAGACCGCCGTCACGAACGTGATCAGCAAGTTCTCCGGGCTGGGCAGCCGGATCGTGTCGGCCATCGGTGGGATCGCCCCGCACATCAACTGGCCGGACCCGCCGGGATGGCTGAAAAAGGTGGTGCCGGGCATGGCGACCGGCGGCATCGTCACCGGCCCGACCCTCGCCGTCGTCGGGGAGCGCGGCCCGGAACTGGTGATCCCGGCCGGGCAGAACGCCCGCTGGGCGCCCGGGCTGGAGGCTGCGTTCACGAAGGTCGCTGAGGCTCGCGGGCTGGGCTCAGGGAAGGGCGCCACCATCCACGTCCACATGCCAACCGGTGACCCGCAGGCCGCTGCGCTCGCCGTGATGAACCGGCTCGCCACCGCCGGGTCGGGCTGAGAGGGGGAGCCATGTACGACGGGTACCTCAACTTCGGCGGGATCGAACTCGTCAACAGCGAGCGAGTCGCCGCGTACGTCGAGAACGGGATCGCGCCCGCCGGGCTGGAGGTGATGCCGTGCACCGGCTCGTGTGAGGACTTCCACGAGGCCGTCGGACACGACCCGTACACGTCCCCGATCCTCGACCAGCCGCCCTGGTACGACCCGGACAACCCCGACTCGTTCGACTTCGCCGGGCTGGTGGTGCTCGACCTGTCCGGGGTCAACGGCTCCACCAAGACCGTGCAGGTGGTGGAGCGGCTGGGTGACGGCGGGATGCCGGTGCGAGGTCGGGCCGCCTCCCGGACTATGGCCGTCTCCGCGCTGGCAGTGGCCCGTACCGCGTGCGGCCTGGAGGCCGGGCTCGCCTGGCTCACCGCCGCCCTGCACCCGCCGTGCTCGGAGTCCGCCGTCTGTGGAGGGTCGCCGCTGCGAGGCTTCTCCTGCTGCCCCTCCCCGTTCTGTGCGACGCAGGACCCTGACCGTCCGCTGGCCCACGTCGTGCACACCGGGGACACGTTCATCGGGATCGACGGCGCCTGGGACACCGTGACCGACACGTTCGTGCCGTCATCGACGGTGCAGGAAGGCACCCTCGCGGGCCCCGAGTACGGCTGTGTGGACCGATACGACGCGCACTGGGCGGTGACGCCACTCGTGGCCGGAGGGCCCCTCACAGTGGCACCTGGCGCCATCGACGGCACCGGCGCGGTCCTGCTGGACCGGGGTGCCGAGCAGACCATCACCGGCGCGACGACCGTCACCTGGACGGCTCCGCTGGGCTCGTGGGAGTCGTGGCGGCCCGCCCTGTTCGTCGGGCAGGCCGGAGCACACGTCACCCTCACCTCAGACGAGTCGGTGGACCTGACCCTGGAGGAGTGCATCAGCCCGCTGCGCCGCTCCTACCGGAACGTCGTGACCGTCGATGGCCCGAACATCGTGGAGCGGATCGCCACGGCCGACGGGGAGACCACCCTGGCCCGAGTCGAGTGGTCCTGGGTGGCGGCGGACCCGTACCTCTACGGCGAGCCGGAGGCCCTGATCCTGCTCCAGCCGTCGCAGGGCGGAGCCGCGAACACCGTCGCCCCCGGGATCACCCTGGACGCGCCGCTGGCCGTCACCGGCACCTCCACCGCCTGCCCGCTCCCGGCCGCCGTGCTCTCCTCGTGCGCCGACGACCCGTGCTGCCTCCCGCTCAAAGCCCCACCCGCTGCGCCGTCCCTGATCGACCCGTGCATCCCGGCACCGGCGAACTTCACCCGGCAGGCGTTCCAGGTCCCGCCGTCCCTGATCCCGGCCGGGCTGGGGGTGCTCTCGTTCCAGTTCACCGCCGATGCGAAGCCGAAGGTCGGCATCCGGGTCCGTATCTGGGAGGACCCTGACCCCGACTTCGGGAACGTGCCCGAGTGCACGTTCGCCTACGAGTTCACCATCCAGTACCTCGACGCCAACCAGACGTTCGTGCTCAACGGACCCGACTCCCAGATCACCTCCACCTGCCTCGGCTTCCTGACCCCTCAGCCTGCGGATCGAGTGGTGCGAGGGAACTTCGGCGGCCCGATCCAGTCGTTGATCGTGGGATGCGGCAACCGGTACCACATCGTGGTGGACACGCCGACGACCTACCCGACGACCTGCTCCGGGCGGTGGACGGCCGGACAGGCACAGGGCAACCTCACCTGGAGCGTGACGCTGAACCGCAAGGAGGGGTAGACGTTGGGGACCCTCGGTGACGGCGTGAACACCGCCTACCTGTTCACCCAGGGAGGCCGGACCCAGATCGACATACTCCCCGGCGCGACTGAGGTCGGCTGGGGCCGGAACCTGAGCGCGATCAGCGCGGCCTCCGTCAAGTGCGTCGTCCCCGGCGGCCAGGGTCGGGCGGAGTGCTGTCGGGTGCTGGGGAACGTGCACACCTGGCAGCACGAACTGGTCGTGTTCCGCAACGGCCGCCGCGTCTGGGAGGGCCCCGTCGTCCGGGTCGGCTACCAGGGCGACAGTGTGACCATCGACGCCGCCGACGTGCTCGGCTGGACCCGGCGCCGCAAGCACACCGGCCGGACGGCGACCAACGTCAAGGTGCTGGACGAGTTGAACCGGGACATCGCCCAGGCGTTCGCCCCGCACGACCCGAACGTGATCGCCTACAAACAGGTGCTCAACGCCGGGACCGGGGCGACGGTGGACCGGGACGTGAAGGCGGGCTCCGGCTACTTCGCTGAGGACTTGGATCAACTCGCGGACCAGGGCGCCAACTACACGGTGAACGGACGCCGGATCATCCTGTGGCCCGACGAGACATCACTCGGGCAGGTGTCCCGGCTGATCCCCGAACTCCACCTCGTGGCCGACGTGGAGGTGATCGAGGACGGGATGCTCCTCGCCACCGAGGTGACCGCCCGCAACGACGACGCCGTGCTGGGAGTATCCACGCAGGGCCCGGCGGTGGACCCGTTCTACGGGCTGGTGCAGGGCCTCACCGAAGCCGCCACCGTCAAGAACGGGCCCGGGCTCATCCAGGTCGCCACCCGGGTCCGAGCCAAGTGCTTCCCGGCACCCACCCTCGTCAACGTCCCTGACGGCGCGACCCTGACCTGCGACGCGCCGTACGACATCACCGAACTGGTGCCCGGGGTCCTCATCCCCATCGCCACCAACGCCCTGTGCCGGGACGTGTCGGCCACCCAGATGCTCTCCTCGGTGGAGGTCAGGCAGACCGCCGACGGCGGCGAGAACGTGAACATCACCCTCGTCCCGATGACGGCCTCGTACCTGGCGGCCGCGACGGAGGTGACCGAGGGATGACCAGGATGGAGCGGACCCGGGACATCAACGGCTGGATGCGGTGGGTCGAGCAGTACCTCCGGCGCCTCGACAACCGGATCGTGAACAAGACCTCCGGCACCACCGGCGGCTCCACTCCGGCGGGACCGGCGGGCGGCGACCTGGCGGGCTCCTACCCGAACCCGACGCTCTCCCCGGCGACCCGTTCGTCCCTCATGGTCGATGTCCTGGACGAGAGCGTGAGCAAGGTCGTTGACGCCGGAGTCCTCGACTTCATCGGAGCCGGGGTGACCGTCGTGCCGGGCGCCGCCGGGACCGCTCAGGTGAACATCCCCGGTGGCAGCGGCGGCGGCACCGGAGGCACCCCGGCGATCCACATGCGCCGCGCTCTGACAGGCCAGTCGATCCCGACCGCCGTCGTGACCACCCTCGCGTTCACTGTCAGCCAGGACGACGTGGGCGGGATCATCTACAACTCCTCGACCCGCGAGTTCATAGTGCCGGTGGACGGCACCTACGTCCTGGCTGTCGGCCTCCAGTTCAACGGACTGACCGGCCCGGGCGTCCGGCGGGTAGCGATCATCCAGGTCAACGGCGGCACCATCGGTCAGCAAGACCTCCACTCCGCCGACAACTCGGTGATCGGCCCGAGCATCGCCACCGCGAAGGTGCTCACTGCTGGCGACCGGGTGACGTTCGCGGCGTTCCAGAACTCCGGGTCAAGCGTCGGGCTGAACACGAACGTCGCGACCAACTGGGGGTCGGTGACGAAGGCTGACGGGATCAAGGGCGACGCTGGAGCCACCGGCCCCGCAGGTGCGACCGGTGCGACGGGCGCGAAGGGCGACACCGGCGCGACCGGGCTCACTGGAGCCCAGGGCCCGGCTGGCGCGACGGGCGCGACCGGCGCCCAGGGCCCGCAGGGCGTGAAGGGCGACTCGGGTCCGCAGGGTGTCCCGGGCGCCGACTCCACAGTCCCGGGCCCCGCTGGCCCGACTGGTCCGAGCGGCCCGGCCGGAGCGGACTCCACCGTCCCAGGTCCGCAGGGCCCGAAGGGCGACCCCGGGGCGACCGGCGCCACGGGTCCGCAGGGACCGGCGGGTGCTGCCTCCACCGTCCCAGGCCCAGCCGGGCCCACCGGAGCGCAGGGCCCGAAGGGTGACACCGGAGCCACCGGAGCGGCCTCGACCGTCCCAGGCCCTCAGGGACCGCAAGGCCCAGCCGGTCCCACCGGAGCCGCCGGTGCACCCGGGAACATCCTGTCGGTCTCCGACGAGGGCACCGGCGTGGTCGCCGCGCCGACGATCCTCGACTTCGTAGGCGCTGGGGTCACCGTCACCCCCGGCGTCGCAGGGACCGCGCAGGTCAACATCGCCGGTGGTGGCGGCAGCGGCGGACCCGGCTCGACGCCCGCGATCACGATGCGCCGCACCTCCAACGGCCAGTCGATCCCCAACGCCGCAGCGACCGTGCTCGCGTTCCCCAACGGGCAGGACGACGTGGGCGGGATCATCTACAACTCCTCCACCCGCGAGTTCGTGGTCCCCGAGGCAGGCACCTACTCGCTGTCGGTCGGCATCCAGTTCAACGGCCTCACCGGAACCGGGTTCCGCCGTACCGGGATCATCGCCGTCAACGGCGGCACCATCAGCCAGCAAGACCTCCACTCCTCCGACAATGCCGTCATCGGGCCGAGCATCCAGACGATGAAGGTGCTGGCCGCCGGGGACAAGGTGACGTTCGCTGCGTTCCAGAACTCCGGGTCGAGCATCGGACTCAACGCGAACCCGGCGTTCAACTGGGGTGCCGTCACGAAGGTGGACGGGATCACCGGAGCCACCGGCGCGACCGGCGCCCAGGGTGTGCAGGGTCCGCAAGGGACGACGGGCGCGACCGGTGCCCAGGGCATCCAGGGCCCTCAGGGCGCGACCGGCTCAACCGGTGCGACCGGCCCGCAAGGTCCGACTGGAGCCGACTCCACGGTCCCGGGCCCGGCCGGGCCGAAGGGCGACACCGGAGCGCAGGGCATCCAGGGGCCGACTGGCCTGACCGGGGCCACGGGCCCCACTGGAGCGGACTCGACGGTGCCCGGCCCGCAGGGCCCGAAGGGTGACCCGGGGGTCGCCGGGCCGACAGGTCCGACCGGGGCCACGGGAGCGACGGGAGCGGACTCCACGGTGCCGGGACCCGCCGGTGCGCCGGGTGCGCAGGGCCCGAAGGGCGACACCGGGACGACCGGGGCGACGGGTCCCTCTGGAGCCGTCGGCCCGCAAGGCCCAGCAGGTGCCGACTCCATCGTCCCGGGACCCACCGGCCCGCAAGGTCCAGCAGGTGCGACCGGCGCGGCAGGCGCGACCGGCGCGAAGGGCGACCCGGGCGCGACCGGGCCCGCAGGTGCCGACTCCACGGTTCCCGGCCCCGCCGGTCCAGCAGGAGCGACGGGCCCGGCTGGTGCGGACTCCACGGTGCCGGGTCCCCAGGGCCCAGCGGGCGTGAAGGGCGACACCGGCGCCGCCGGAGCGACCGGGCCCACCGGCCCAGCCGGAGCCGCCTCCACCGTGCCCGGCCCGGCAGGTCCGACCGGTCCAGCAGGTACGCCGGGTGCGACCGGCTCGACGGGCCCAGCAGGTCCGACTGGCCCGGCGGGAGCCGACTCCATCGTGCCCGGTCCCGCTGGCCCGGCTGGAGCGAAGGGCGACCCAGGCGCGACGGGCCCCGCAGGTGCAACCGGCTCAACGGGTCCAGCGGGTCCGACCGGTCCCGCTGGCGCGGCCTCCACCGTCCCGGGCCCGGCAGGCCCCACCGGTGCGAAGGGTGACACCGGAGCCGCTGGAGCCGCTGGTGCGACCGGCGCCCAGGGGCCGAAGGGTGACCCGGGCGCGACCGGCGCGGCAGGTACGCCGGGCGCGACGGGCGCGACGGGCAGCCAAGGTCCGCAAGGTGTCCAAGGCCCAGCCGGGCCGACTGGTGCCACCGGCCCGCAGGGTCCGGCAGGCACTCCGGCCCCGACTCCGACTGTCCAAGCGCAACGCCGGACCACCTCCGCCGGGCAGTCGATTCCCACCGGAGTCGTCTCGGCGGTCAAGTTCGAGATTGTGGACGACAACGTGGGCGGCATCACCTACGCCAACGGCGTCTGGACGGTCCCCGAGGCAGGCTTCTACCTGCTGACGATGAACGTGACCTACACGGCGGCAGCGTCCGGCGGAACCCGACGCACCGCCACCATCCAGGTCAACACGGGCACCATCGTCCAGGTCGATGCCCAGTCCACCGCCGGGCAGATTCTCGGTCCCGCCGCGATGGCCACGAAGTTGCTGGCCGCCGGGGATGGGATCACCTTCGCCACGTTCCAGAACTCCGGGGCCGCGCTGGCTCTGAGCGCGAACGCGGCTTTCAACTCGGCCTCGATCACGAAACTGAGTGGTCCGACCTAGCAGCGAGCGACCGCGCCAGCCCTCGACCTCTAGCGTTCATGGCGGTGGACGGCCGCCCCGGCACCCAGCCGAGGGTGGAGCCCGGACGGTGCGAACCCGCAGGAGGACACGATGGCTCGATGCGCTGGCTGCTCAGGTGACAAGTGCACTTGCGTGCTCCATCAGGGCGAGGGCGTCACCATCACCGGCGCCGGGACCACGAACAACCCCTACGTCATCAGCGGCTCCACCGGAGACAGCGGCGGCGGCACCGGCGCCCCGACCGGCACCATCTGGGCGTACGCCGGGACGGCGGCTCCCGCCGGGTGGCTCCTCTGCGACGGGTCGGCGGTGGCGACCGCGAACTACCCGACCCTCTCCGCGCTCATCGGCCACGTCTACGACGCCGGTGTACCACCTCCGGCGGGCTACTTCCGGCTCCCCGACCTGGCCGGGCGGATGCCGTTCGGATCAGACTCGGCGCACCCGCTGGGCTCCCAGGCCGGTGCGGAGACCGTCACCCTGGTCGCTGCGAACCTCCCGCTCCACAACCACACCATCGCCCACACCCACCCGATCAACCACGACCACCCGAACATCGGGTCGTCGGGCACCCACGACCACGCCATCAAGTCCGCCGGACTCGGCGCGCAGGAGGTGGGCGACGTAACCGGGTCGGTGTCGAAGGGCTCCGACGTTGGCGCGAACACGACGGGCCCGATCCAGGGCGCCGGAGGTCACACCCACAACGTGCCCTCGTATACGGGGAACTCGCAGGCCGTCAACGGCTCCGGCGTGTCCGGCAACGGGCCCGGGCTGGCTCAGCCGTACACGAACCTCCCGCCGTACCAGACCGTCAACTTCATCATCAGGACGTAGGTCGTGGCGCGTCGGGGACGGGACACCACCGACAGCCTGATCCTGCTGATCGCGGCGACCATCTGTGTCGTCATCGTGCTCGCCACCGTCGGCGTGTTCACCCTGGCCCTGGTGCACCCGGACCTCTCACTGTCCAGCCTGGTCGGGAACCTCAACGACGTGATCAGCACCCTCGTGGGGCTCCTCGCGGGCTGGCTCGCCGGGCGCACCGACCGCGCACGTCGCCTCGACCGGCGGCGGCAGGAGGAGGATGACGAGCCGTGATCCGAACCATCCTCGGCTTCACCGTCTCCGGTGCCCTCGCCACCGGAGCCCTCCTGCTCGCCGCGACGGGGCCCCAGCCGTCGGCGTCCGCCAGTCCTCCACAGGTCACGACGACTGTCAACGTGCCCGGCCCGACTGGACCGCCTGGCCCGGCTGGCCCGCAGGGACCGCCCGGAGTGGGTACGAGAGGTGCGCCCGGCCCTCCGGGTCCAGCAGGGTCGTCAGGAGGGTCGGGCCCACCCGGCCCGTCGGGCCAGAGCATCACTGGGCCGTCCGGCCCGGCGGGTCCACCGGGCGTGAACGGCAGCCCCGGCAGACGAGGCGGAAGGGGCCCTAGAGGCGAGCGAGGCCCGAGTGGCATCCCGGGTCAGCCGGGGGTGGAGGGCCCGCGAGGCCGCCGTGGACCGCCGGGACCGGCCCCTGCTCCGGGCGCGTGCCCGGTCGGCTTCACGTTCACGACGGTCGCGGTGCACCAGAGGGCTCCGGTTGACCGGGACCTCGTGGTCGCGGTGTGCGTCCAGGACGGGCAGTGAGGTGGCAGACTCCAGGCCATGACGCGTGCCAAGAGCAAGGACAGTGAGCCCGAGCCTGCCTCGCAGGCGGAGGCCAAGACCGAGACCGTGACCGTCCCCAACGTGGGACCTGACGCCACCTCGGGCGGCGGCGAGCCGTTGGAGGGCAGTGGCTTCGAGAAGATCGAGACCACGCAGGAGAGCGACTGATCGGTGCGGCGGACCCCGGCGGCCGGGCCGTGCGTACAGATGAACGTGAGAGTCCCAGACGCGCTCGTGGCAGCAGTCGATGAGCGCCGACACAAGATGGACCTCTCGCGTGACGAGTGGGTGCGTCGCGCTCTGACGTGGGCCCTGATGCAACCGAACGGGACCCCGGTAGTTGACGCTTCTACCAGAGGGTCACGTCCCCAGGGTGGCGGTCGAGGACCCGGATGAGAGTCCGGTCGTACGCCTGGTGGCAGCGACGGCACATCGGGTCGTAGTCACCCGGCTCGGTGGAGTAGGGCATCCGCTCGCCGCCGACCCGCTGCCCGACGTACGCCCACTGGTGAGCCCTCCGCCCACAGATGGCGCACGGATGCGTGCGGGCTGGACCCTTCACCGAGGCCACCATCCGGTGCGCCGTCGCGTAGGTCACCACGGCCGCTCGGGCGGCCCGTGCCTCGCGTAGAGGGCTGCCACGACCACCTCAGGTTCACGAAGCACGGCCGCCTTCCACCGAGCCTCGTGGCACCCGGCCTCCAGCGTCGTGATCTTAGACCGGCCGCCCTGCCAGGTCCGGCGGTTCTTCTGGTGTGCTGGGAAGCACGGCTCGGACGGCCCGGCCCCGCACCAGGGGCACCGGATCGCCATGAGGGCTCGCAACTCGCTCGCTGTCGCCACGTTATCCACCGCCTTGTCCACAGGCTGTGGAATCAGTGTGCACCACGGCGGGGACGGCTCGCTCGCCTGTTCTCGGCGCGCTCCTCACGCATCAGCACCGCGTCGGTGCAGGCGCGGCACCGGACGGCCAGGGTGTAGATGATCCCGTGGCTCTCGACCTCGGTCTGCTCGTCCAGCCACCCTCCCCGACATCGGGTGTGGGAGCACGGGCACTGCTCGACCCCACAGTCCCGGGCCCGGGTGCCAGCGAGCCCCGTGTCCCGCACCGGCGGTCGTGGTACGGCTTCGATGGCCTGGCGCCGGGTGAGGGGGTCGGTGGAGCCGGTCGCGTCGGCGGCCGCCTGGCAGTCCAGCGCGTACTGGCGGAACCACGGGGGAGCGTTCCGGTGCTCGCGCAGGGCCTCCATCGGGTCACGCTCGCGGGCCTCCTGGACGCGCTGCTCCCCCTTCCACGCCTGGACTATGGCGCCGATCTGCAACGGCCACTCCCGCTCCACCGTGTAGTAGCGGGTCACGAACCCTCCGGCCCACCTCGGCTCGACGCCTCCGGTGGTGAGCACCTTCGCGTAGACCTCCGCTCGGGCCCGCGTGTCGTCGTCGGCGCCCAGTCGGAACCGGGGGTCCAGGGTGTTGATCAAGGCGAGGAGTTCCAGGGCAGTTCGGGTGTCCCAGGGGTCGGCCATGCGGTGCCTCCTGTGTCGGCGGGTCGGTCGTTCAACAGTAGTCGCAGCGCCGTGTTCCCGCCCCGCTCCGGGTAGGCGGAGGGCGGGGGTGGTGCCAGGTACCGGCCGACCTGCCACTGGCCCTCGCATCCGGCTCGGGCACACGCCCGCCAGAGGGCCCGCCAGGTCTCCTCGTCGGTGCGGTCCTTGGCGAGTTGGGTGATCCGGCCCATCGCCTGCCGCCGGATGCTGGGGTCCGGCGGCCCGTGAGCATCGGCGTACGCCGCGTGCCAGGCGGCTCGGCACTCCCCGGCCATGCTGGCTGGAGTCCAGTGGCGGACGGCAACCTGCATCCCCTCGAACGGCTGGTCGGGCTCGGACGTGACCACGGCGCCTCCCGCCCCCGGTGCGTCAGCGACGGGGGATGGTCTGTTAGTTGGTCTGTTCTCTGGCCTGTTCTGTGTGTCAGCAGGTGACACCGGATCGGTGCCAGCAGGTGAGACCTGCTCGGTGTCAGGTGGCACCTCGGCCGTGGGGTCGGTGAGGTAGTACGCGTTCCCTCGCCCGGTGCGCTCACTGACCACGAGCCCGGCCTCCCGGAGTTCTCGGAGGGCCCGCATGACGGTGGACCGTGACATCCGCGTCTCCTCGACCAGCAGGTCGATGCTCGGCCAGCAGTGACCGTCGGCATCGGCGTGGCAGGTGAGCACCCCGTGGAGTCGGAAGGCTCGTGCGTGCAGGTCCATCGCGTACACGGTGACCAGCGGTAACATCAGGACTGCCGCTCCTCTCACAGTTCTAGCGG